GAGTCCTTCGCCCGGAGCATGGATTCCACGACGGGCCGCGTCACCCAGAACGAGCCGTCGGGCTGATCGGCCGGAAACTTTCCGCGATAGGTGATCCATCGGGGTCCCCAGCTATTCAAACACAGGAGAGCGTCCGACGGCGATCCGTTCGCCTGGTATCGGACCGCGACGAAACACATCTGGTGAGCCCACTGGCCGGAGGCGGCCGCGTAGCCCTGAGCGTTGGTCGTGCTCGCGAAGCCTTGCATCGAAGCCACAGGCACGGGGAACCCGGCCTCGATCGCGGCTGCCGCCTCGGCCCAGGTGGTCACGAGCGCGACATGGGCGGCCGGGTGCTTCTTCGCGATCGCGTCGAGCTTCCCGCCGTCTCCCTGGCCGCCACATCCGTAGGCTCCCCAGTCCTTCGCTCGGTTCGCGGAGTAGGCCGATAGGTCGTAGCGGTCGAACTTCTCGCGGTAGACGACGCCCCAGTCGCGGACGAACCGAGCGGCCGCGGCCCCATACGATCCGTCGGAATAGCCGCCGACCGGCGACGAGCCGTCACCTGATCGGCCGCGGGCCTCGACGCGAGAGCCTCCGTAGATCGCCTCCGTGCTCGGGAACGACGGAGGCTCCGCGAGGCGGCCCGTCTCCCAGTCGACGGCCTGGGCGATCCATACGCCGTGAGCCCAGCCCCAGGAAACACAATCCCCGATCCCCTGGCGTTCGCAGACCCAGGGCTTCCCGTAGCGAGCCAGGTGAGCGCGAGCCGCGGAGCGATAGAGGAACGTGTCGACGCCTTTCGCCTCGCGGACCGTCTCGGCTCCGGCGTCGCGAAACAGCGGCTGGGGCAGCTCCGCGAGGAATCGCTCGACGCCTTGCGGGTCTGGACGGTAGCCGAAGTTTTCGTCGCCGGGCCAGCCGGCAGGGCCGGGGCCTCGGCCGAGGCCGGCGACAATCGCAGCGGCCGCGAGCCCGAGGAGCAGGGCGACGGCGAGCCAGCGGAGAGCGTTAGCGCGAGGCATCGGCGGCAGCCCTCGCGATTTCACGGTAGGCCGCGACCCACGCGGACCGCTGGGCCGGCGTCAGCGGACCGCCGGACGTGCCGGCAGTCGCGTCGAGGTGTTGCTTGATCACCTCCCTGGCTCTCGGGTGCTTCTCGCCCAGCGAGACGCCGCGACATCGCAGCTCGCGGGCACGCTGCCGCAGATCGTCGACGGCGACGCCTGTCCGGATCAGCGGCTCGGCCTGCATCGCATCCCATTCGATCTCTGAGGCCAACTCCTCCATCAGGGCCGACACGGTCGCGGCGTCGGCCGAGGCGTCGGGGCCGACGAACGTCCCGCGGAGGCTGAAGCCGGGGGCCGGGCCGGGGGCCGGCTGCGGAGCCGGGGACGGTGGAGCGGACGAGCCCCACGCGAACGCGGCCGCCGCGAGCAGGGCAGCCCCGACGACGTGTCGCCGTTCGAGGGTCGGCAGCGACACGTCGCCGACGTACTTGTTCAACTTGTCGCCGGCGAACGCATAAGCCGCGGCAGCGATCAGGAGGGCGACGATCATCGGGCGAGCCTCACGAGTGGAAGGAGCTGCTCGATCACGCCGCCCGCGAGAGCCAGGACCAGCGACCGGACGGCCGGGCGGGCCACGAGCCAGATCGGGTAGAGCGTCACCGGGACCGCGTAGTCGGCAACGGCGTCGAAGAGCCGGGCGACCGCGTCGAGGGCCATGAACTTCTTTTCCCGCCCGGAGAGCGTCGCCACGGAGTCGAGGGCCGAGACGACAAGCCGGAGGAGCGCGAGGAGCAGCTCGCCGAACTCCGACCAGGTCAGGCCGTCGGCGGCCGCGACCTTCGCGGACGCGATGTAGGTCGTGATCTTGTCGAGGAGGCCCGGCTGGTCGACGGCCTCGGTGATCGGAACGGTCGTGATGCTCATCGCTTCCGCCTCCAGACTTGATCGGCCGGGACCACTTGTCGGCGACGCTGCCGGCAGCTCTGACATTCGACGTATCGGACCTGGCGGTCGCCGGCCCGCTTGCTCGACTCGACACGGCAGCGGCCGCCGCAGGTCGTGCATAGGCTCATGTCTTCGTCCCGACGAGGACCATGTCGTAGGTGGCCGCCAGCGTGTTGCCGGAGATCGAATACGCGATCACCTTGTCGATCGGAGTCGCCGTCGCGGAGCCCTCGACATTCGACACACCGACCGACCAGAGCAGGACGCCGCCAGGATGTACCTCGGCGCTCCAGTAGGGAGTCGACGACGAGTCGGCGAGCATGATCCCGAGGAACTGGGCCGCGCTTGTGTTCTTCACATAGAGCAGTCGGACCTTATCGATCGACGCGGTGTAGGTCGTGCCAGACTGGGTCGGCACCGTCACCGACGACAGCGTGGTCGTATCGGTCCCGGAAGTGGCGACGCTGCCCGACTTCCTGATGTAGATATTCGCCTGGCTCGCGCCGGTCCCGTTCGCGAAGGCGATATTCTCCAGCACGACGGACGCATCCGACACGGCCCCGACGGTGAGCGTGTTCGTAAGGTCGCAGTCGATCCGGAGGAGCCCGGAAACGGTCAGAGCGGATGGCATGTCTTCCCCTTGTTAGCCGGCGTTGATTCGCATCCGGGCGACGGCGGCCGCGGCGGCAGCCTTCGATCCGGCGAGCGTCGAGACCTTGAACGATCGAGCCGCCGGGGCCTGGGCCGCCACGATTCCCTCGGGGTAGTCGTCGACCCACACGTCGACCGTGATCCCGGCCTGGGCGGCCGCGTCGCGCTTCTGGGTGTCGGCCCCGCAGAGGATCAGGTCGCCGACCTCGAGGTCTGCGAACGCGAGCCGCAGCTCCTCGCGGTTCTCGTCGGTCGCCTCGCGTCGCGAGATACAGACGACGCGGTTCCCGGCGGCCGTCGCCATGTTGACGAACGAACGCCAGAGGCCAGGGGCCGCGGTGAACGTCCGGTCGTAGTCGAGCGAGATCACGAGCCCGCGGCCCTCGGCCCTGTGGTGGACGAGCCCTCGGGCTTCGCGCCAGGCCGACAGGGACCGAAGGCCGACGGAACTATTGGGATACGCGGCGTGTGTTACTGGGCTTACGTCAAAGATCGCCGCGTCGGTGATCGTCCTAGTGACGTTGCCGGCGGGATCCTCGTCCCAGGTCTCGCCTCGAGGATCGGGCAGTGAGAACGCGAAAGACGATCCGAAGATGTAGCCCTCCCGGATCAGCGGCAGGACCTCGGCCGTCGTCGGCGTGCCGACCGGAGGCGTCGCCCGGAACACGAGGCCCTTCTCGTTCTCTTGGATCTGGAGTGTGCCGTTCGTCGTCCGGCCGAGGACGGCGGAATCCATGTGATTGTATTTCGCGACCACGTCAGCAGCGCCTCGCGGATCGTTCGGCGAGCGGTCGAGCCACTTCCGGAACGCTCCGGGCATAAAACGCTCTTTGAAGCCTCCGAGATCGACGCTCCATTTATTCCATGGGGGAGCCATGCCGACGATCTGCGGCCGGCCGTCGTCGCGGGTCTCCAGCCGCAGCTCGACATCAGGGTCGCCAGCCTGGGCCAGATAGCGGGTCTCAACTTGCGACATCGTTCTCGCCTCCGTCCATGGGATCCGCCGACAGGTCCGAGACTCGCTTCCCGACCGTGAACTCGGTCGCCTGCCCGCCTTCGTGAATGCGAACCGAGGCGACCGGCGAGTCGGGCGACGCGGAGATCGCGAAGGGCGACCCTTCGACACCGAGGACGCCGTCGGTCATCAGGTGCTCGATCGTTCCCTCGCCGCCGTCGAAGTAGACGTATTGGCCGAGAGCGAACCCGCCGGCCTGGTCGACGCTCTCGCCGTTAGGTTCGAGGTCTGGCGACTCGGTCTCGGCCACTGCCGGCAGCGGCTCGCCTCCGGCGGTCCCGGCCTGAGCGGCCGCGGCGTCGAGCGTCGAGAAGCCGAGCTGGACGAAGGTCTGATTCGCGGCCGGAGTGTCGAGCAGCTCGAAGTCTTCCCTGTCTCTTATCTCGTTCGGCGTGATTGATCCGAGGTTCCAGAGCGTTTGATACAGGGCGGCCCGGCCGGCGGTGTCGGCCCGCAGGATCCCTCGCGTGTCGAGCTTCGCGTATACGTCCTCGCCGTAGACCGGCTGAAGCGCCATGTCGATAGGCGACTCCATGCGACGAGCCCACGGAAGCAAACACCAAACCTGAGCGCTCAAATGCTCCTGCTCGACCGTCGAATATTTGTTCATCTTCGCGTCGCCCAGGAGCGTCGAAGGGACGCCCCAGTGACGGCACACGTCAGGCAGGATCGCGTCTCGCAGCTCTTGAAACTGCGACGCCTCCATCGAGTTTGAGTCGATCGGCTTCAGTCGCGTCTTCTTCGGAAGGACGGCGGCCTTCCCGCGGTTCTCGGCTCCGCCGTAGACCTGGTGGAGCGACTCGCGAAGAGCGTCGACCGCTTCGTCGGGGATCTTCTCGTCGGTCTCGAGGACCATGTCGGGGCGAGCGGAGTTGTCCCAGAACGCGGTCGCCGCGGTGTCGAGTTTCTGAGCCAGGCGGATCGAGGTCGCGCACATCTCGGCCGGAGCATGGCCGACGATTCCGTTGTCGCTGATCCACTTCCAGTGAAGGACCTGCTCCTGTGGGATCGTCTCCCACACTCCGCGGTCCGTCCAGAACTTGTAAGACAGCGAGTAGTCGTCGAGCTGCTCGACCTTCACCCGCGACGGGTGCATCGGCACGAGCTGCGACATCCAGCCGCGGTCGCCGGAGAGAATCCTCGCGTAGCCGTTCCCGTGGAGGGCCGCCCAGTAGGCTTGCAGCAGGTAGAAGTCGAACGCCGACTGCCAGCGGTTTGGCCGCTTGCGGAGCGTGTAGGCGGCCGGGATGTCGGCCTTCTCGCGGCGTCCGTCGGGCCGCTGCCGCATGATCTGCACAGGGCAGATCGCGACGGCCTGAGCGATCCAGCGCACGACCCCGAAAATCGAGGAGACGCGGATCGCGGTCTCGGGTCCGATGTTCCCCGGAGAGATCGCTCCGAACGCGTAGGGCGACCCGAGCGAGGTCGACCGAAACGAGATAACGCGAGCGGCCGCGGCGGCCTTCGCCGGGGAGCGGCGGCGGCTGCCGCGGCCTCCATTGGCGGTCGGCTTGCGGCTGGGCTTCTTTTCGGGCACGGGCGGCGACCTCGTGGACGGTGCCCGCCAATATCCCAGCGGCCTGCCGGGCAGAATCTCGCTACAGGACGCGGATCCGCCACTCGTCGAGGCTCCGGCCGGTCCCCGTGTCCTCGTCGGTGGACGCGAGAGCGAGGGCATTCACGAGAGCCGCGACGCCGTCGATCTTCTCCGTACTCTTCGCCTTGTCCGGCTTGATCATCCCGGTGGGGTCGGTGTAGACGCAAACGTTGTTTGCGTTCCACTGGGCGACCGGATTCCCGCCCGTGCGGAGCCGCTTCTCGACGACCAGGGCCTCGAGGAGTTTGCATGGCGAGTTGAGCGTCGACGTTTTTTGCGCTATGTCCTTCGTCGTGATCCCTTCACGCTGGAGCAGCGTCTCGAGGGCTCCGGCCTGCCAGGGGTCGCAGCCCACGGCCTTGATCTCGTGGGTCTCGCCGAACGCGATGATGTCGCGAGCGACGCTCTCGTGATCGAGCCGGTGTCCGTCGGTGACGGTCACCCAGCCGTCGCGGATCCAAGAGTCGTAGGGGATCCCTTCGCGAACGCGGTCGGCCACGGTCTCGCGTGGGACCCAGTATTTCCACTCGACCGAGTAGGAGCCGTCGGATTCTTTGAACACGAACGCGGCCGCCGTCATGTCAAGATTCGACGCCAGGTCGACGCCGACCCAGCACGGCCGGCCCTCGGTGGGGTCGAGCGGACCGGCGGAGCAGGCCGACCAGTCGTCGCCGTGGAACCAGCGAGCGTCGGCCTGTGCCCAGATTCCGAGCCGGTATCTGAGGAACGCCGTCATCTTCGTCGGGGCCGTGAGGGCGTCGGCGTAGTCGGCCGCGAAGTCCTTCTCGGTTATCGTGACGCCGATCGACGGGTTCGCCTCACGCCACACTTCCGGGTCGCCGTAGCCGCGAGGGTCGTCCGGCTTCGCCTCGTAGATCTTCCCGAAGAATGTCGGGTTAGCGGCCGGGTTTGCTTGGACCAGCCGGGCGTCCTCGTACCATCGGAAACCAATCCCGTTTCGCGACTCGCCGGCCGTCGAGATCGCGACGACGAGCGGCTGGGATCTCGCGGCCCCGGCGTAGGTCAGGGCCTGGACGAGGTCCGGCTTACGGTGAGCGTGTAGCTCGTCGATCACGACGGACGACGCGTCGATACCTTCAGCTCTCCACGAGTCGGCGGCGAGGCAGGTGTATCGACTGGCCGTCGGCTTATGGACGATGGTCGACCGCGAGTCGATCACCTCGAGGGCTCGCGTCAGCTCGGGGTTTGCCCGGACGCTCGCGGCGACGGCACGGTAGATCAGCCCGGCCTGAATCCGGTCCACTGCCGCCCCGTAAACGGCTGCCCCCGGCTCGCCGTCCGCGAGCAGGTGATACAGGACCAGGGCCGCCATCAGCGACGACTTGCCGTTTTTCTTACTGACGAAAATGGCGGCCCGGCGGTAGCGGCGGAGCCCGTCGTCGTCAACCCAGCCGTACAGCGGTTCGATGATGTCGTGGATCTGCCACGGCATCAGCTTCATCGGCTTCCCGGCAAACTTCCGGCCGCTCGTCATCGTGACGAACTGCTGAACGAACTTCACGACCCGGTCGGCTCGCTCCTGCTCGAACGTGTAGCCTGGAACGTACTCCGGCCGTCGCTTCCACGCCGGACCCGCCGGTCGCTTCTTAGGCTCGGCCTTCGATGAACGCTTGGAGGGTGTCTTTGATTTCGCCACGGTTGACCTCCATCCCAGCACGGGCCGACGGTGTCAGGCCGTACTCCTGCTCGATCCTGAGCATCGACTGGGCCAGCTTGACGAACATCGTCGCGGCCGGCGTCGACTGCATGTATTTCACTTTCCCGTCCTTGTCGCGGATCACGAGCACGTCGAGCCCGCGGCGGATCTGGTCGAGGTAGCGGACCCACTGCTCGTACATCGCACAGTAGCGGCCGATCGCTTCGGTGTCGGCCGGCGTGATCAGGCCCATCGCCTCGAGCTGCGGGACGACCTCGTCCCACTTCTCGCGAGCCTTGCCGGTCACCCACGCCGGGGCGACGACGGCCCCGGCCGGCGGGACCGGCTCGTCGGCGTGTTTGCCTTCCTTCGACGGGTCGCCGCGGAGGAGGCGGAGCTTTGTCGGCTGTTTACGCGGTCCGCGTTTTCCCATGCGTCACCTCCTCGCGTGTCGCCTTCTTGCCGGTCAGCGTTTCCCACCGCTTCACAATAACGTCACAGTAGGCCGGGCTGATCTCCATCCCGTAGCACTTGCGGCCAAGCTGTTCGGCGGCGATCAGCGTGGTGCCGGAGCCCAGAAAGGTGTCGAGAACCGACTCGCCGCTGGTTGTGTTGTTGCCGAGGAGGTAGGCCACGAGGCCGACCGGCTTCATGGTCGGATGTTCGTCTGATCTCTTCGGTCGAGCAAACTCCAAGACGCTGACCTGCTTTCGGTCCGCGTTCCATTCGTGCGTTCCATCTTGCTTCCAGCCGTAGAGGATCGGCTCATGCTTGTAGTGGTAGTCGCAGCGACCGAAGACCATCTGATCCTTGACCCATATCAACTCATGGCGAACGCGCCATTTGGCACGCGATATGCTCATCATCATCATCATCATCTGATCCCCTCCCTGGCAGGCGAACCAGTAGTAAGACGACGAGCCGCTGCAAGATAAGTAAGCGAGCGTCGCAGCCTGCTCCCAGAACTTCGCCATCTCGTCGAGTGGGCGAGAGTCGTTCTCGATTTCCTCGTGCTGGTTGTCTTTGCCACGGCGGCCTGCCGACTCGTAGGCCACTCCATACGGCGGGTCCGTCAGCCACAGATCCGCCTTCGCCCCCGCCATCAGTCGCTCGACATCCTCCGCCTTCGTCGAGTCGCCGCAGAGCAGGCGATGATCTCCGAGGATCCACAGGTCGCCCGGCTTCGTGATCGGATCTACAGGCGGCTCGGGGACCTCGTCCTCGACGACTTCCTTGTCGTCCTGGTAGAGGTCGGCCGCCTCTGCCAGGTCGGCGTACATCTGCTGGAGCCCTTCGCTCCCGGTGTCGACTTCGCGGAGCAGAGCGTCGAGGGCGACTGCGTTCGTCTCGGCCAGGGCTGCGAGAGGATCGAGCGAGAGGAGTAGCTTGTCGGCCTCGGCCTCGTCGATGTCGAGGACCAGGACCGGGACCTCCTGGTCGGGCGTGGTCTCGGCACGCAGGTGACCGTCGACCAGTATCAGCGAGCCGTCGGGCAGCTCGCGGGCGAGCAGGGCGTCGGCGTAGCCGACCTCGGCCAGGATCCCGCGGAGGGCGTCGGCCTGGGCCTTCGGGTGTGTCCGCCAGTTCTTCGGGTTCGGCGTCAGGTCGCCGGCCCGGACGCGGCGTAGCTCGCGGACGCGGTCTCGGATCTGCATTTATGGGCCTCCAGTCGTCACGGTACGGGAGTGCTACTGCGGATCAACTAGCCCCCCTGTCGAAAACCTCCGGAAATACGCGTCGAGGGCTCGTGGGGTCTTCCGTCCTTTTTTGGCCCCGCGGCCGACCCCACCCCCTTTTCGATCACAGCCTGCCTCGCCTCCGCTGCTCTTCCCTGGTCTTCGTGCCGTGGCATGACTGGCACAGGGTCTGTAGGTTCGTGTCGTCGTCAGTCCCGCCTTCTTCGAGCGGCTGGACGTGGTCGACGTGGGCGGCCTGGCCGTAGACGACGCGACCGCAGGACCGACACACGAACGCGTCGCGCCGCAGGATCCGCAGACGGCGAGCCTTCCAGTCGGCGGTCCGATAGTGGGCGACCTCCTTCGTCGCGGTCGTGCGACGCATACGCGGAGGCTGCCAGCGTTCGACGCGTTGCGTCACAGGGGGTCGGCCTCGACCGGTGGCAGTAGCGACACCGCTTCACTGAGTGGCAAAACAGCAATTTGCGACGTGATCCCTGGCGTCATGTGTTCCGACGCCCAGCCGAGAATCCCGCCATCGTAGATTTCACTAAGAACGTCGCCCATCATCATCCACCGACCGTCGGCGAGCTGCCGCCCGACGCCGATGTGACGCGGGTCGCCGTGCTGCTGTTGGAGCGTGTACCAGACGACGGCGACCTCGTGTGGGTAGACGAGGGCGAGGTCTTTACAGTCGGCGTAGGGGATGGGCAAATTGAGATCTGAAAGGATCATCATGGATCCCTGCCGAGAGTAGCCTGGAATACATTCACCGCATTTGTAAGCGCAGAAACTTCCGCAGCCGACAAGCCCGTCCCTATCGAGTAAAAACCATAGGTTCGCGCGTCGAAAAACGTATGACTGGAGGCGCTGTTTCTGCTTACGAATACTGCCGCGTTTAGCGTGCTGGCAGTTGGGGTGGTCGATGTTGACGTTGTTGCGATAGCGGCCCCTGCGGCATACGCCACCAGCGATGTCGCAGAAGTCCGCGAAGCAACCAGCAGTCCGTTCGCATTGTTTGACGCGTTGGCGAACGAACCCCACTGAGCGTAAACGGTTGCATCTGTGGCAACACCGAAACCACTCCCGCCTGCCAAGTTGACGCCGACCATCCCGCAAAAAGCAGACGTGGACGAGCGATTTTTGCAATACACGGCCGCGTGCCCGCTGGTGGTGCTGGGCAGCGTGTTCATTGGGAAGCCCGTGTCCAGGTACTTACTACTTCCGTTCCCTGTCAGGCCGGCATCTTCCGCGTAGTCGCTACTGACGAACGGCCCCACGTTAGTGTCAGTAGCGTGCCCGTACTGAGTCCCAGAGAGCGACGGCCCGCGATAGAGAGGAACCAGCGCGGCATTCAACCCACTTCCTGCAAAAATGCCAACACGAAAAAAACGCTGCCGCAATCCTGCCGACGAGAGCTGCATACAGAGGCGATACACTGCATCCATCGTGCTATCGGAGACAGAGCCTCCGTTCGCTACTACGCGAGAGGCCCAGTCGTCAGCGTCGGCGAGGCCAGAAAAACCGGGAATGAAAGAGAACGTCCTCCAAGTCTGATTCCCAGCAAGGAACGACAGCGGCGTCGCGGTGCCGCTTCCGAGACGCTCCGTAGCGAGCGTGCCGCTCGTGATGTCGCTCGCGGCGTGGACGTGGCTCGTTGGCGTCCTCGCGTCCGATAGCCGCGAGTCGTTCCCCTGGCAGGCCGTGCCGGCGGTCGTCCCGTAGGTCACGCCTCCGAGCGTCGAGGTCGTCGCGGCCGGCAGGGTGTAGGTCGAGATCGCGGCCCAGGTCTGGTCCCCTCGGAGGTAGGTCGATGCCGAGGCGGTGCCAGAGGCCAGGCGGGCAGTCGCGAGCGTGCCGCTCGTTATATCGGCCGTGTCGTGGACGTGGGCCGGCGGCTGCATCTGTCCGGAGCCGTTGATCGTGTACGGGTTCCCGTATGTCGCGATGTCCGCGATCATTGTGTCGAGCGACGTGGCTGGCGTCCCCATTCCGTTGAGGATCTGCGACAGGCCGATGTACTGAGTTGTCGCCAGCTTGCCGCC